CCTCTTCTAGTCCCTGCTGGTGCGAACCATGGGAAAGCGATGTTGTCGTTGTTTGCTAGTGTTCTCAACATCATGTGTGATGGTGGTACAACAATAGTTTTACCTGTGTTGTCAGTTGTTTGTCCTGATGGATAAAACACTCCCAAGAAATCACTTGCACTGATTAGGCCATCTTCGCCGTTGTCAAGTGCACCTGCTGTGTTATTAGCCCAGTTTTGTATGTTAGTTGACGTACCTTCTAATCTCAAAGGTGTGTCACCTACTATAAACGCTGTGTTGTTTCTGTCAGTGTTCAAGTTAATCATGTTTTGTATCAGTTCAGGGTAACCAGGTACAGCAATCACGTTGTAACCTCTTTGGTCTTCTCTGATTGCTTGGTTGGTATCGATCTCTGATTTAAGTTGCTCAACAATAACTTTTCTCTGTGCTTTTCTTCCGAAAGATCCAGAGCCGTCTGCATTGTTGCTTGATTTAGTAACCCATCTGTCAGGGAAGTAACCACTCACAAGCTCATTAGATGCTCTCACGTTACCTAAACCTGACGATCCACTTCCTGGATATTTTGCAGAAGTGATGTAACTGTTTTTGTATTCCTTGACATTGTAACCAGAACGTCTAGTGTTCCAAAGCAAGATACCTTGTGGGAATAAAGTTGGATCTGGAGCATCTGGGTCTAGGAAGCCATCACTTAACAAGTCTTTGATAGGACTCATTGGGCCGGCAGTACCTGTTTCCAATTGATCTAATCTGTCCGCTGTAGTTTGCATTCTTGCATCTGCAAAAACGATACCATCTTCTGTGGTTTGGTCTGTTTTGTCAACCAATTCAAAAGCCGCGCCTGTAGTTGTTACTGCAACTTGGTTCGCTGTGTTTGTAGAACTTAGAGTTGCCGCTGTGTTATATCTGTAAAGTTTTGGATAGTTCTCAATATCGCTTGTGTCAATCCATAAATCGTTAGTCACAAGTGCTGTACCATCTGATTGTGTAGTTGGTGCTGTTGCACTGAACTGCGGACCATTAGGGTCTGTTGTAGAGTATGCTGTAGCATATCCAACGAAAGTTGTTCCGTTGTGTGCCATGATGTCTGCTTCGTCTATTGAAGTAGCGTACCAAAGTGTGCCATCTGCTGGCTCACTTGTTGGCTCACTCAATGATGCAGTGTAGCTCAATCTTTTGAAGTTTGAAGCCACAACAGCATTGTTGGCTGATGAGTCTAATGATTCTCCTGTAGGAGCATCGTATAAATTATCAATCAACGTTGAACTGTTTGCTGTGAATGATCCATAACTGTGTGCAGTGGTTGTGCTTATACCTGCGTCTGCTAATGGAGTGCCTGATGTGTCAACCATTCTGAACTCACCGCCCAGTTTGTGTTTGATCTGTATTGCACCAATGTTTTCACCTGTAGTAATAACCTCTGCTTCTAAGTTTGTGAAGTTTGCTGTTGAGAAAGCAGTCACAAAGTCGTCCGCGTCACCTAACGTAGAACCGTCTCCTGAAATCATTGTAACTGTTTTAGCACTGTCTAATGCTTCGGTGTTCTTTAATGACTCTTGTACAGAGAAAGTCTCACCTGCTGTGAAACTTGGATCTTTTGTCTTAGACTGAATTATTGTTGCTCCGCCTTCGTATCTGAAAAGTTGGAAGTCGCCCACGTTAGCAGTAGTATCTACTCCGCCTAGGTCATCTGCACCCATGCTCTCTTCAGTGATGTTGAATTGTGTGTAAAGTTGTCCTGTTGCTAATGCAGTTCCACCGTTAGCCGCGTCTAGGTTAAAGATCGCTGAGTGGTTTGTTGCAAACAATGGCGCCGCCACTGTTGAGAAACTTGCACTCGCTGAACTGTAAAGTTTCGCTATGATGTTTGCACCTGAGTTTGCAGAAGACGTCTTGAACCAAACTGATCCGTTTGGTCTGTTTTCGTCTGCAGTTTTCCAAGTTGGTCTGCTAGTGTGTTTTGCTTGTAGGAATTTAGGTCCTTGGTATACACCGGTTGTGATTCCTAGGCTTGCTAATAGACCGGTACCTTCATTAAATCTGATAGATCCTGCACCACCTGTTGAGTCACCTGCATTTCTTCCATTGTGGAAGATCTCCAAGTTACCTGTTACACTGTTTACACTTGCAGTAACGTTAGTTACATTTGTACCAATTGCTGTTGCAACATTTGATAATGCTGTGCCTGATACTGTGATTTCCGTATCGTTTAATACCATTTTGTGTCCACTAGTAACTGTAGTTCCTGAAGCAACTGTAATAATTGGTATTGCCGTACTCCATGCACTTGAACCTACGTGGTTCCATTCATTACTTGCGTTCTTTTTGTAGATCTTGTTTGACACGTGTGTCGTGTTAATTGCGTAACTTCCAACTGATCCAATGTTCTGTTTTGGAGCACCTGTTGAAGCAGATCCTACAAGATCAGCAGTCGTAGTAATTAATATTGGAGTAATGGCTGTAAAAGTTTGATTAGTCTGTGACCATTCGAATAAACCGTAACTGCTTGATGCAAGGTCAAACCAGTATGTTCCGTCCGTTGGTCTCGCTGTCGGTGCCGAAGCACTTCCAACTAATTCTGATGTGTCCACATTCGCTCTTAGAACAAAAGCTCTGTTGGCAACTCCTAAAAATGAGTAAGCCGCTTGTAGTCCCCATTCGTTCAATTCATAACCATGAAGTGAACTTCCTGATGCGTCTGTGTAGAATTTTGGATCTCCAAAAGTCTCTGTTAATTCTCTTTGAGAAGAAATCAAGAATGCAGTGTTGGCGTTGGCCGTTTGTGTTCCTGACGCAGTGCTGTCTCCTGCTCCTGTTTTCTTGTCCTGTGATGATGCTACTATGAATAGTGGTGTTGTACCCGCATCTGATGGTACATAAAAGCTCTCGTTTATAATTGAAACTTCTACTCCTGGTGATGTTAATGCCATTTTTCGTATTCTCCTTGCAAGTTACGTATATACTAGAGTTATTTATTCAATCATATGGTTTTTACGACAGAATTTACCGTTTTCTAGGTGCCTATATAGGGAACGTAAATACACACATGCAGTACAAAGATCGACCATTGTGTAAGGAGTGTAGATCTAAGCCAAGGGCATATGCCTACAAGCGTTATGGCAAGGTCTATTGGCGTAGTCAGTGTGACACCTGCATTCGCAAAAGAGCAGGGAAAAAAGTTGGCGGAGTGACTGCTTTGCAAAGATCAGGATACAAGATCAAAAAGAAATGTGAGCTCTGCGGATTCAAGGCTCAAGACAAATCTCAGATGGATGTGCTATTTGTGGATGGAAATCTTAGGAATACTGTAACCAGTAATTTAAAAACTGTTTGCGCCAATTGCCAACGGCTGAGTAGCACTCGTAGACTTGGATGGCGTGTTGGTGATCTTGTTGCTGACGATTAAACTATCTATCTCGGTGTAAAGTTGTTCCTTAGTGCCATTGTTATGTATTACAAAGTCAAATTCTTCTCTGGCCCATGCATACTCGGATGAATGTACACCGGTTGGTTGGATGTTTCCCTCAACATAATTTGTGAACCATTCAGGATCTTTACCCCTTTGCACTAGAATAATTTTGCCACCATGTGCTCTGATTTGTTTAACCTCATTGGGAAACCTGGTATCTGCTATGACCGTTTTTTGTCCTTTGTATCTACCTATACAACTATCAACCCATATTGCATCATACATTTGGCCACGCATTACCTCTGTACCAAAGTATTGTAGTACCCATCTGGGTGTTATAGGTTTGCCAAACTTTTCACTCCAGAAGTTATCTGGTTGTTCTCGCCAATGCCTACTGGATTCTGTGTCTCCTTCAAGCATACTCCTGTCCCAATTAAACATAGATGCAACAGCATCTTTAAGACTTTTTGCAAAACTATCTTTTTTATAACCGTGTTGCTCAACTAATCTGTCAGCAACAGTGCCTTTGCCAGAACTTATTAAACCTACTATACCTATCAGCATAGCAGTATTATACTATTTTTTTAGTCTTATTTCAATCACTTTAATTACTTCTTGGACAGATTTTAAAATGGTAATTCTAAGGCTTTTCTTTTTTTGTTTTAAAGCAACGATACTCATGTTCTCAAGTTCTTGAACTAACACTTCTAGTTCGTCTAATGTGAGATCAGAATAGTTTTTGTATTTTGAGTCTTTCATACCAACTATTTAAATTGATATTGTTTGGTATTAACCAATAACAAAACTATGAGGTGTGCCACCTTCTTGGAAATTGCCTATTTCGTTTTCTAGTCTTTCCATCTCTGCTTGACCTTCGTTCTTTAAAGCATCACCGTTAAGTGTCGTCCCGCCTTGTGGACCTGCGATTGTGTTGAACTTGCCTCTTGCTTCGCCAAGCATTACTTTAGACACTGCAAGAGCATAATCTCTGATCCATGGTTTAGAGTATATGTCTTTGAAAAGTGTGATGTCAGGCCTAAAGTTGTCAGTGTGCATAAGAACTGTTTCGTTGTCAGCTCTGGGCCTTTGTGTAATAGTTAATTTTTTTGTTGCTACATCAAAATGGAACTGTATAAAACTTCCAAACATCTTTCCTACTAATTCTTGGTATGATGCAAACGCATAGTAAGTTGCCAATCCACCTGTCGCACCTGCTCGTAACAAGTATGTGTTTGTGTATGCCAAGTTAAACGGTTCAAACAATGTTCCACCTTCGCCGCCTTCTGTTCTAGATCCAACTGTTCTTCTGTTAAGATTTCTTACATTGATTATCTCATCTGGTAAAATATATGTATTTTGATTTTTCTGGAGCTCAAGAAAAGCATAAGATTCTTCTACAGCATTTGATGATCTCTGTCTAAATTTGTTCACGGCTCTTTCCAGCGCCGTTTGATAGTGTTTTGGGTCTAATTCAACGTCAATCATCCCTTCACCGAGATTGTTCTTAACGTAATCGAATATTTCTTGCTGACCTGTTTGTAGTTCTGACATACTCATATTTATAGCCTTTGCCTGTGCAATAAATATGTATGACATGCCAAGATTATCCATTTTTAAGCCTGAAAAGGGCAATGACTACAAATTCTTTGATCGAAACATCAGAGAGATGTTTACAGTGGGCGGTACTGATTTACACCTACACAAATATCTAGGACCTTACGATCAGGGAGATCAACAAAAGGACGGACAGGCTTCTCCGACTCAACCCAACTACGCAGGTAGTGAAATTAATGAAACTACAATCCAGGATCTGTTGTTTTTAGAGAACAGAGATAGGAAATATCACAGTGATGTCTACACAGTCAGAGGCATATACAATGTGCAGGATCAAGATTTCAATCTATCTCAGTTTGGTATGTTCTTGTCTAATGATACATTATTTTTGACTGTACACATGAATGACATTGTTGAACGTATTGGCCGGAAGCCAATGTCGGGCGATGTCCTAGAGTTCCCACACATGAAAGAAGACTTTTCATTAGATGAAAGTATTCCGATTGCACTAAAAAGATATTATGTCGTTGAAGATGTAAACAGAGCCGCTGAAGGATTTTCTCAAACTTGGTGGCCGCACTTGCTAAGATTAAAATTAAAAACACTTGTGGACTCACAAGAGTTTAGAGATGTAATTGGTGATGCAACAACAACGAATAGTCTGGCTAGTTACATGTCAACATTCAATAAAGAGAAAGAGATTAACGACCAAGTTGTGGCACAGGCAGAATCAGATGCACCCAAGGCAGGTTTTAATTACAAACAATATTATGTTGCACCTATTGATGAAAGAGGCAACATCAGAACAGATAACGTGAACACGGAGAGTCAGAGAGCAAGTAGCAGTACCACAGTCAATGCATCCATTGACACTCCTGCAAGTTCACACTATGGTTTCTACCTAGATGGCGACGGTGTAGCACCGAACGGAAACCCTGCAGGCTTTGGGATATCTTTTCCAATTGCAGATGTTGATAAGGGCGACTACTTCCTGAGGACAGATTATCTACCAAACAGATTATTCCGTTATGACGGAAATCGATGGGTAAAGATAGAAGATTCTGTCAGGATAACTACAACAAACAACGATTCAAGAGCAAACTACAAAACAGGTTTTGTCAACAACACAACAGAATCTACAATTAATGGACTGACTGTCACACAAAGACAGTCCTTAACAGATGCTCTTAAACCAAAGGCTGACAATTAATGTTACATTTCTACGAAGGACAGGTTAGAAAGTTTTTAACTCAATTTATAAGGATATTGAGTAATTTCTCAGTTGAAACAGGAAAAGGAAGCGACGGTTCGGTTAGTTTAAGAGCTGTGCCTGTCGTGTACGGAGACCCAACCAGGCAGGTAGCCAACATCATAAGAAACAACTCAGAGAATGCTTTGCAGTATGCACCAAGAATTGCGGCTTATGTTAGGGAATTGAACTATGACAGGGAACGAATGCAGAACCCTTATCACATAGAGAAACAGCATCTGAGGGAAAGAGATGTGGACGACGACGGCAACTACACCAACCAATTGGGTGCAGGCTACACTGTAGAGAAGGTAATGCCTTCACCGTTTAGGCTGGAAGTGTCTGCTGACATATGGACTACAAACACAGACCAAAAGTTACAAATAATGGAACAGATACTGTATCTTTTCAATCCTGATTTCGAGATACAGAAGACAGACAACTATATTGACTGGACTAGTTTAAGTTATGTTGAATTGACAGGGGTAACATTCAGCAGTAGAACAATACCTATAGGTGCAGATTCAGAAATTGATGTTGCAACGCTTACATTCTCTATGCCAATATGGTTATCACCACCTGTAAAAGTTAAAAAGTTGGGTGTTGTACAAAAAATTATAATGAGTATATACGACGACGATGGTGGAATAGCCAAGGGATTAATTGACGGAGAGTTGACTTCAAGAAGTTTTATCACACCAAACAATTTTGGACTACTGGTATCAGGAAACCAATTAAGATTGTTAGGAACAACAGGTGTAAATGTGAAATCTGGTGGTGACGGCTTCCATACAGGAGCCAGAGATCCAGGATTAGCAGATCCATTTGATACATTCGGGCCGCCATTGAATTGGAAATTAATCTTAGATCAGTATGGAAAAGTGATCAACGGAACGTCTCAAATAAGACTACAACAACCAAACGGAAACCAAGTGATTGGTACAATAGCAACCACCACTTTGGATGACACAATACTACTTTATACAATAGATTCGGACACAATACCAAGCAATTCACTTACTGCTGTCAAAAAAATTATTAATCCTGCAACGTTTAATCCAGGCACTCCAGTAGATGGAGATCGTTATTTGGTTATAAATGACGTTGGAGATTCTACAGCAAGTTTTCAAAGTAGCACTTGGGGTACTTTAGTAGCAAAAGTTGGTGATATAATCGAATACAACGGCACAACTACCAAATGGAACATAGCATTTGATGCCTCTGATCCTGACTCAACCCAACACTATGTTACCAATCTTAACACAGGTATACAGTACAGGTTCACAGGAACTGAATGGGTCAAGTCGTACGAGGGTGTGTACAAACAAGGCGATTGGAGTATCGTGCTTGACGGTGGTTACCAGCAGACAGAGGACGCTGACGCCAACGATGCTACTACCCCTTGATAATTTAAAGCATACCTGTTATAATATAATATGAAAGATAATATAGTATGTTCTGGTGCATTGTTCTATTCCACCAGCACTAAACGTTTTTTGTTTTTACAGCGGACTGACAAGAAGACACAAGGCATGTGGGGACTGGTTGGTGGCAAATCAAAGTTCACGGAGTCCGCTTTTGAAGGTCTAAAAAGAGAAGTAGAGGAAGAAGTTGGCATGATGCCAAAGTTCAAAAAGGTTATTCCTCTGGAGATGTTCACATCAAACGATCAAAAGTTTTTCTTCCATACCTACCTGATAGCAATTGATTCAGAGTTCCTACCGAAACTCAATCAAGAACATTCAGGATACTGTTGGACTGCGTTTGAATGCTGGCCAAAGAACCTACACATGGGTCTTAAAAATACTTTGAACAATAAAAGTATAAAAGGAAAGTTACAAACAATCTTAGATTTAATAACCTAAAAAAAAGGCGACCCTAAAGCCGCCTTTTGATTCTACTAAAAAGTATGAATATTTATTAGTTGTTAGTCCTCACTGCACAGTTTACCAATTTGATACCTGCTTCAGTGTTAGATTCTAATGCTCTTCCAATTACGTTGAAAGGAGAGATTGACTCGCCTGTTGCGGCCGCTCTCGCACAACCCTTGATGCTTGAACTAACAAGTCTTTGACCTTTGTTCACTGCACCTGAAACTCTGACTGGTGTTCTACCTGTCATTGCTACGAATGGGTGTGTTGCATCTTCACCTGCCAATGAGTTCATCATGAATCCAGGTTTGAATGATATCACGCCAAACACATCTTCGGATAAGTCTGAAGTGGCTTCTGTTATCTCTGCTGAACCACCAAGTTCAACCACTGAACCAACTTCCATAGGAGCGTCTGCTTCGAAACGCTCGGCAACGTCCGCATACTGCGCCGATGATGCCAAAGTTGCTAACACGTTGGTTGATGGATTGTAAGTCAAGTTGGTATCAGTTTCTATGCCCTGTGTACCAGTAGCACCGTCAACGAATGTTATGAAAACACTCTCGTTGGCTGTGTTGTTTGCAGTACATGTTACTGCTGTCGCCAAGGACGCAGTACCTGTCAAGTCGCCTGTGACATCACCTTCGATGCCAACTACCAACGTACCTGCCGCTACAGTTATACCACCTGATTTATCACCTGCTACCGCAGTGGTTAGTCCCATTGAGAACTTGTCTGCTGACTCATCCCAAATGATTGCCGCGTTGTTACCTGTTGAACCCCTCTCAATGATGATACCTGCATCGTTACTTGATGCTGATATACCAGAGTTAAGTTCAATCAAGTTATCGTCTACTGTCAAGTTGACCGAGTTGTTTGTTGTTGTGGTTCCGTTAACTGTGAAGTCTCCAGTAACAACTAATGCACCTGATACTGTTGTTGCGCCTGTAACAGTCAAGTTCAATGCACCAGTTGATGTGACAGTTAAGTCAGTACCATCTGATTCGATCTTCTCACCACCTGCACCTAAGGCAAGTCCAACATCATTTGGAAGATGTACATCTGACGTTGCAGTCAAATTAATTTTAGCACCCGAGTTTATCGTTAAGTCGGTACCATCTGATTCAATTTTTTCGTTTGCGTCTGTAAAGTGTAAACCTATATTTGTAGGAATAATAACATCTGCGGCCGCCGTCAATTTGATATTGTTACCAGAAATAGTTAGGTCTGTTCCGTCACCTTCTATCTTCTCGCCATCATCACCAAAAGTCAATCCGATGTTTGCGCCGATGTTGATGTCTCCATTTGAACCAACAGTGATTGACAAGTCAGTACCATCTGATTCTATCTTCTCTGCTGTTGCAAAAGTCAAACCTTTGTTTGCTGGTATGTTGACGTCTGCTGTTGGAGATAGGTTGATGTTGTTACCCGTGATTGTTAAATCGGTTCCATCGCCTTCGATCTTCTCAGCGTCATCACCAAATGTTAAACCAACGTTAGCCGGAACGTTGATGTCAGTTGTTGCCGTCAAGTTGATGTCATTACCTGAGTTGAAAGTAAAGTCTGTTCCATCAGACTCAATTTTCTCATTGGCATCAGTGAAATGTAATCCTATGTTAGTAGGGATGATCACATCTGTTGCGGCAGTCAAATTAATTTTGTTACCTGTGATTGTTAAGTCTGTACCATCACCTTCGATTTTCTCACCGTCATCTCCGAATGTCAAACCAATACTTGCTGGTATGTTGATGTCTCCACCTGATCCGACTGATATCGAAAGGTCAGTACCGTCTGACTCAATCTTTTCAGCACCTGCTGTGTCAAAAACAAGTCCAATGTTGGGTGGTAGAATTACATCTGATGTTGCCGCCAATGTTATCTTGGCGCCTGATGTGATTGTAAGGTCTGTGTTGTCACCTTCAATTTTCTCACCTGTACCGAATGTTATACCAACGTTTGCTGGTACCACCACATCTGATGTGGCTGTCAAATTTATTTTTGCACCTGAGTTTATTGTTAAGTCAGTTCCGTCTGATTCGATTTTTTCGTTAGCATCTGTAAATTGTAATCCTTTGTTGGCAGGTATGACTACATCTGATCCTGCGTTTAATAGAATGTTTCCAGTTCCTTTGGGAGTGATATTTATTGCAACGTTTGTTTCTCCACTTGCGCCTAGGATTGGACCGTTACCTGATGCCGCGTTTGAAATTTCTAATTCATTAACTGCTGAACCTATTGTCTGGAAAATGATTTGTTCATTTCCACTTGCGTCTGCAATAAATCCTGCATCAGCAAATTTTGGTGCTGTTAAAGTTTTATTTGTTAGTGTTAGTGTCGCCGCCGCTTGGTCGTCTACGTACTTCTTGTTTGCGAACTGACCGTCAGCACTTGGTGCCGCTGTCGCGCCGCCTGTGATTGTGTTTGCAGATGCTGATATTACAATATCACCTACTTCCAATCCGTTGTTTACTCTAAAATTTCTTGTTGTCATGGTTCCATATCTCCCGCATGATTGTTAATATTGCAGATATTTATCCTGTTTCGACGTTTATTCTGCTAGACAGTTGATTCTGTACGCATTTACTGTTGTAGATCCGCCTGACGTGGAAGCAACACTCATTTGTAGTGTGTTGTCTTCATCGGCATCAAATGCCGCTGTGAATGAAAGTTGGTGCGTGCCTTTGGTAGATACAAATGTACCTTCTACTACAGATGCTTCTCCCGGCGCTCCAGCACAGAAAACTTCCTGCACACTGAACGCACCCTCCGATGCATTTCCGCCTACAACATAATACAGGGCCGCTGTGGCATCGTCCAGGTCAAAACTGTCAAATGCAGTCGCACTCGAACTTACGGTTGTTGCTCCTATGATCTTCTGATTGGCGTTTGAAACGGCTGACATGGAGTCTGATAGTAGAGTTTTATGTATTTTAAGTGACAAGTTTGATGCCAGACCCGCCGCTGAAAGGACAACATTGGCTGATACTATCTGTGCTGATAAAGTTATCATGTCGTTGTTGCCCGTGTTGACTGTACCATACTGAGTCACGAATGCAGTCGTCCCGTCATGCACAACCAATGCTTCTGTGATGCCAGTCTCTGTCTTGGCGTTGTCATCTATAATAATTAGGTACTTCGCCGCCCTGAATGATGCATGGGCAAATGTGTCTATTACTTCTGAATCCGAATCAACATCTGTGTTGGAAGTTGTGATAGTGACACCTGCTGTGGCGTCTGCCGTGTTAGCTCTTGAAATTGGAATCTTGTAGTAACTGATCTTGGAGTCTGCACTAGGAGCCGTTATTTTGACCCTTACCTGACCACTGGATATGTCAGCAGTTGTTGATGGCAGAGAGTTATCTGATCCAGAAGCACCACCCCTGGGACCACTTATGAAAGCATCTGAGTTGTTGTGTGCCACTGCAAAACAAGATGCACTCGAATGGTCGTTTGTCAAATCATTGAGTGCGACAAAGTACCATGCCAGGTCTGCACTTGTTGATTGGAAGTAGTCCACAGTCCTCGCTGAGGTCGACACTGATTTGTTGTTCTTGACTACGACCCGTGTGTCATCTGAGGGTGTTGCCACTGACGAAGCGAACGACATCGTCCCTGCGCCATCCGTCTTGAGGAAGTCACCATTATTTCCGTCCGCTATCGGCATCTTGAATGCCGTGCCACCCGATGTAAAAATTAGGTTTGTGCCATCTGAAGACACAGATTCGTTTGAATCATGTAATTGTAAAGTTGGTGTTCCGCCACTGTCAGTCAAAAGTAATCCTGTGTCGTGAACGTGTGTCAGTGCTATTTCGTCGTTGGTACCAAATGATAGTATAGCACCATCGTGTTGTAATTCTAGATCTTGTGTTAGTGTAATATCACCGTCTGACCCAATTGAAATTGCGTCTGTATCTGATGTATGTCCTATGGTTGTACCATTAATGATGACATTGTCAACAGTTAAAGTTGTTAAAGTACCTAGAGAAGTGATGTTTGATTGCGCCGCACCTGTTACGGTTGCCGCTGTGCCAGAAACATTTCCTGTAACATCACCTGTTAATGGCCCTGCGAAAGCATCAGATGTAACTGTGCCGTCAAAGAAAGCGTCTTTGAATTCTAGACTTGAAGTACCTAGATCTATTTGATTATCTGTGACCGGAGATAGTGCACCGTCACCGATTGTCAATCTACCTGAACCACCTGTTGCTATCGTGATCACATCTGATCCTGAGAAAGTTATTGATGTGTTTGTGTCACCGTCGCCAGCGATCGAATCCAGTTGCAGTGATCCCACGTTTGTGAAGTTTGAATCTGAAAGATCTAGTGTTCCAGTCACATCCAAGTTACCACCAACAGATACGTTACCTGTTGTTGTGATAGAATCTATGTAAGCATCTTTGTAGTATAGAGAAGATGTACCAAGGTCAATTTGACTGTCTGTTACTGGAGATAATGCACTGTCACCGACTGTCAATCTACCTGAACCACCTGTTGCTATTGTGATCACATCTGATCCTGAGAATGTGATTGAAGTGTTTGTGTCCGCGTCACCGCTGATTGAATCTATCGATAGACTCCCAACATTAGATATGTTTTGATCGTTGAAATCCACCGTGCCTGTGACCACAAGGTTACCGTCGATCTCTACGTTGTCATTGATGTTGATAGTGCCTGAGTCTGCTGAACTTATAGTTGTTCCACGGACTGTTAGTGCATCTAGTACGATATTTCCTGTACCTGATGTAGTCAATGTTAAATCTGCGTTTGTGGGTGCTACTAGATTTGTGATTGAAAGATCACCTTCAGCACCAAACTCTAAGGCGTTTCCTGCCGCATTTACTTTTATTATCTGTCCCGCTGATCCTATTGCTGTGAGACCCGTACCACCGTTTGCTATTGGAACCGATTCACCCGTTTGGAATTCCGCCATCCCAGTGGCAACGTTCGAAGCATTAAAGACTACTCGTACCGGTGTTTTATCCGCCATAAATCAATTCTGTGCTCCGCCTTCTTGTAACCACGGAATGCATTCATTTCCTTTGTATTG